ACAAAAAAACAGATTAATTAAATTTAAAATAAAATAATATAGCAGTTTAAAACGGCACAGAGCAAATCTTAAAAATGGATAACACGCAATTAGCAGAATTAACAAATGTTACGATGTCAATGAATCAGGATGTATTCGAAACAACTTCTAAAGAATCAGCAGGTTGGAAAGAAATTATGCCAGGTTTAAGAGATATTACTTATTCAGCAGAAGGTCTTGCAGACTTTGTTGCAGCGAATAAAGATTTAACAGATATTTTTACTGCATACAATAATAGAACTATGGTTCAAATTATTTGGACTAACTTAACAGCAGGTAATACATCAGTTACTCAAAGTGCTTACATTACTTCTTGCGAAGTTTCTGCACCTATGGAAGATGTAGCTACTTACTCTATTGAGTTTGCTGGTTCAGGCGCACCTACATTTACAGTAATATAACTAAAACAAACAAACTATGAACGGAATACTTGAACTTACTCTTAATGGGGAAGTAAAGCAGTTGAAGTTTTCTAACTATGCGTTAGAGACTTACACAAAGATAAGTGGTAGTGATATTGGTAATATTAAGGAAATTGGAGAAGATTATAGTCAGTTACAAATGGTAGCTGATTTAGTTTATTCGGGTTTGACTGGATATTACAGAGGTAAAAGTTTAATTATAGACTTCACATTTGAAGATGTAGTTGAATGGGTAGATGACTTAAGTTATGAAAGTCAATTACAAGTTATTAAGTGCTTTACCGAAAGTTGTTTAAAGATAACGCAAGAAATGATAAAAGCATTTAAAGCGATGTCTACTGAACAACAAGGAGAAAAAAAAAAGTAACTTGGGATGACATCTTGGATTGTGCGGTGATGGACTTGGGTTTGTTACCGCATATTTTTTGGGATATGACTTTTGTAGATTATTATAGATACTTTATTTATAAAAGAAAGCAAGATGCTAACGAGTGGGATAGGACCAGGACTTTAATGTCTTACATTCTAAACACACAAGTTGAGAAGAAAAATCAAAAGAAACCAAAAGAAATATTACCATTATGGATTGATATTTTAAGTAGGTTAAACAAGAAAATTACCATTACTACTCAAAAAGATAAAGAAGCGATTTTGGAAAAATTAAAGCCGAAAGAAGATGGTAAATGAAAAAATAGTAGTTGAATTAAGTGCTAATATTAAAGCATTAAAAGACCAATTAAAACTCGCTGAAGATGAATTAAAAAAGTTTTCAGATGATACGGTAAATAATAATGAAAAGGTCAAAAATTCTTTTACTGGTGCTACGGATGGTATTAAAAATCTTGTAGTAGGTTATTTAAGTTTAAATGCTGCAATTCAAGCAGTAGGTGCTTCTTTTGATAGGGCTTTAAAATTAGATGCTATTAATTCAGCTTTAACTGCGGTTTTAGGATCAAGTGAAGCAGCAGCAGCACAATTCCAACAATTATCACAATTTGCAGACCAATATGGTTTAAATCTTGTTGCAGTAGGCGAGGCTTATAAAAACTTTGCAGCAGCAGCAGTTTCTGCTAATGTCCCTTTAGAACAAACAAATTATATTTTTGAATCAGTAGCTAAAGCTGCATCTGTACTTAAATTATCTAACGATGATTTAAAAGGGTCTTTAAATGCTTTAAGTCAAATGATATCAAAAGGAACGGTATCTGCTGAAGAGTTAAGAGGTCAATTAGGCGAAAGATTACCTGGTGCTTTTAACTTGGCTGCTAAAGCAATGGGTGTTACTACTTCTGAATTGGGTAAAATGCTTGAGAATGGCGAAATTATGGCAGGAGATTTATTGCCTAAATTAGCTTTAGAATTAAATAAAACATTTGGAGATAAAATAGTAGGTAGTGTTGATTCATTACAAGCAAGTGTTAATAGATTAGATAATAGCTTTACTAATGCAGTAAATAATGGTAAAATAGGCGAGTTCTTTAAAGTATTTGTTGATGGTGCTAATAATGCTTTAAAAATAATTGAAAGTGATTCTTGGGGCGAGTTTTTTGATAGATTAGGTAATGCTATTAATCCTAATGTCCCTAACTATATTGATACAGTTTACGATTCAGTAAAAAAACTAAACGATGAAACCAAAAAAACCAATGTAGATGTTTTAAAATCATTTGGAACACCTACTGCACCAAAAACAACCGTAACTAAAACTAAAAGACCAGCACAAGGTTCAGGTTTATTAGATACAATGAATGATTTAAGTGATGCCAAAGCTGGTATTGCTGCTCAAAATTTAGCTGCGTTTAATGCTGAAGTTGAAATGTTAGCTGCAAATGTAGATAAACTTGCAGGTTCTTATAATGGCTTATACACAGACCCTGCAATGGAAGCTTATATTGCAAATATGCAAACTATTGTAGGTTTATTAGCTGATACCTTAACTACTTCTTTTAATGCTGCTTTAGATAGTGGTCAAAACTTTTTTCAAGCTTTAGGTCAAGCATTATTACAATTAATTAGAAGACTAATTATTGCTGCTGCGGTAGCTGCTTTATTAAGTTTCTTTTTAGGTGGTATTGGTGTTGCTTCTTCAATAGCAGGATTTATGCCAATATTTAAACAATTATCTGGTCTTGATTTTAGTCAAGGAAGTGCAACAGGTTCTATGGTAGCTATGCCTACAAATACAGTAGGTCAAGGTAATTACCAAATAGATATAATGGGCGACAAAATGAGATTATTATTAAATAACGAAGCAATTAAAAATTCGAGGGTGGTATAATGGCTTACAATCATATTTATAATCTACAATTCAAAGGTTTAGACCAGGTAGGTACTAATTTATATTATCAAGTAAAGTTTGAAAAACAAGAAGCTACGGTTATAGTTTACGATGTAATAGAATTAATACCAGCACAGGATAGCGCATTTGTTTTAAATTATAAAGCCAATAAAGATAATATCTTTGCTCCTATTAGGGCTTCTTATGCAGATATTAAATGTTTTATTCCTTACAATTCTACTGTTCAGCCTTCTGATTTCTTTTTTGATAACGATGAATATTCTTTTAAAGTAAGTCTTTACGAAACTAACGGCACAACTTCTACTTTAAAATGGGTAGGCTTTCTTTTGCCGGATGTTATCCAATACGAATGGCAAGAACAATATTTTCTTCAATTAACTGCTACGGATAATATTGCAGTCTTAAAAGATATTAAATATACAAGAGAAGATTACTACGCTTTATATAATGACACAAGTGTTGATACTTGTATAGATGTTAATGACTTTGTTTGTAGGTTATTAAAAAAGACTGGAAGCGAATTAGATGTGGCTTTTTATAGTCAATTTAAAATAGATAGTACACTTGTTAATCTTGCAAACTTAAAGCTATCGGAATATTCTTCAGTTGATTGGGCAACATTTGAGCCAAAGGATTGTTATTTTCTTTTAGGTACATTAATGGAATCTTTAGGTTGTGTTGTTTATCAATCAAATAAAGATGCTACTTGGTATGTGGTTGCTATTAACGATTTAGCGGTAAACGATTTAGTTACTGATGGTACATTTAGTATAGATGGTTCTCCACTTTATGAATATTGGTCAATTAATGGAACTGTTATTAATAGTGCAACAGGAGGAATAAACGGAAGCCAGTGTCCAAAAATATTTGGGGATAATGTTTCTTATGTTTCTCAATCAATACCTTTTTTAGAAGCATTATATGTAGTTTCTTTTTGGGCAAAAAATGACGGTAATATTCCAAAAGCAGTTGCAAGGGTTTATATTGATGGAGATGTATTTAGTGTAACTACTACAAATGACTGGACTTATTATGAGTTTGAATTTGATGCACCAGGTGGAGATTTAGAAATAGCTTTTTTAAATAATAATCCCGATGAAATAGGTTATATGTTTTTAGATAATGTATCTATTAAACAAAAGTTTCAAAATGGTTTAAAATACGATATTAACGGAACTTATTTAAGTGAATATACTTTTAATTTTTATTCTTCTATTGGTAATGCAGGTAATGTTAAATGGTCTGATGTAAATCAAGTAGTAACTTTAAACAAACGATTGACAAATGTTCAATTTAACTATCCTTACTACGAAAGAAATTTAATAAATAACTACGGATTCTTTAAGGATTACGCAACAACAACCACAGTTCCTACTGACTGGCAGCTTGAAAGTCCTTTTGATTTTGCTAATGCAACAGGCGAAGATAGACCATTTGATAATAGAATTTTATCAGTAATAGAAAATGAAGATATTACAGGTGGTTTAAATACGGATATTTATTTATCTAATACTTTTAGGCTTACAAATAATATTTCTCCTTTTGGTTTTTATAATTTCTTTGCTATTAAAGTTGAATGTTCTGTTTATTTTGATGATGCGCACACAGATGGGGATGGTATTAATATAGCATTTGTTAAATCTAAAGATGGTACACCAAGTAGTTTTCCTACAAGATATTTAGATTCAACAGGTACTTATTATAGTGTTACAACTTCTTCTTTATGGAATGCAGTATTTAGGATGCCTATCTTTATGAGTGATAAGAATAGGTGGATGAAATATAAATGCTTATCTAAATTTGACCAAAATAGTTTAAGTGATGGTACTACTTTATATGAGTTTGGTACTTTAGTTTTAAGACCACAAAGAAGTTTTGGTACTGCTACTGCGCATCAAACATATTTTGATGATATTAAAGTAAGTATTATTCCACAAGGATATAAAAATACAAAAGGCTTTATTTATAACGCTACAAATATTCCTAATGATTCTACTTTAGTTAAGCCATTCTCGAATACTTATAAAATAGATAAAGGTCAATATCACGGTGGTATAGCTAATAAATCGGAATCACAAATTATAGAAGACTTTATTGGTTATGATACAAGTGGCGAATTTAATTTAATCCAAAATTCAAATAGATGGTTAAGACCTTGGGAAACTGCTTCAGAACTTATATTAGGCAGACCGATGCAGGAATGTATTACTCGTTCAATTTTATCTTTTTATCAAGCTACCTGGCAGAAATTTACAGGTAATGTTTATGGTAAGAATATAAACTTTGGGCAAGTCTTTAATATTGCTTTAGCGCAAGGCTTACACTTTATGCACGAGGCATCTTTTGATTATATATCAAACAAAACAAACATAACCACACACCAAAGCCAAACTGATAAATTAGAAACAGGTTTTCGTTCTTGGTCTACTACTAAAGATGATACAGGCGCAGGTCAAGGCGAACCAGGAAGTACAACAAGTAGTATACAACAAGCAGAAGGATAATGAATGAGTTAAAAGAAATAAATGACCAGCTTAAGGCTTTGTCTATAAATGTAGAAATGATTAGCCAAGCCATTACAGGCTCGAAGCTAAATAGAAACGGCATCCTTCAGAGATTAGAATTAATCGAAGAAACTTTAGAAGATACTGAAAAAAGTGTTCAAGAAGTACGAGATTACAACACTGGTATTAATTGGGCAGTTAGAATAGGTGCTTTTATATTAACGATAACAGGTATAACTTTTATTAAAGACTACTTATGGCACAAATAAGCGAAGATGGTTTAAAACTATTAGTTGAGTTTGAAGGCTTAAAGTTAGA